GCAAGAGGACAGCAGACGGTCAAAGATTCAATCCAGATAAGTATTCAGTGGCCCATAGAACCCTACCTTTTGGGACTATGCTACGATTGACTAACGTAAATAATGGAAGTACAATCGAGGCGGTCGTTAATGATAGAGGACCGTTCATTAAAGGGCGAGAAGTCGATGTCTCACGCGGTGGCGCCAAGGCATTAGGCTTCTTTCACAGCGGTACAGCACGACTGTTGATAGAAGTGTTAGACCGCCGTAAAACGGGAGAATAACATGTATAAGGTAATTTTAGCAGCTACGGTTGCTGTAGGCGCTTTATTTGCGTCTTCAATCGTTGAAGCGAGACCAACTTCTACAGAACAAACTACAGTTCAACAAGTAGTTAAGAAAAAGAAGGTCGTAAAAAAGAAAAGAGTGAAGAAGCAACAAGCCGCTAAGGTAGCTCCTGAACATAATCCTTTTCTAAAAAATGATTCGATGTTCTCGTCTGTTGAACAATCAGCAGCTGAATATTGGAGAGAAGAACAAGCTCGTATGCAGCAAGCTGCACTCGATAAAGTAGTTCCTCCAAAGACAAAGAATCGCGAACAGATTCGTCGTGAATTGGTGATGAACTGTGGCTGGTTTACATGCGAACCTAAGTTCAAAGAAGTAGTCGTCGAAGCAAAGAAGTGGGAAGGCAAGAATCAAAAAGAGCATCGTGCCGAACTCAAGAACTTGCTAACGACAGGTAATAAGAAGAAAGAGCCAGTCGATCCAGCTCGTATTCCATGGTGTGCTGCATTCGCGAATGCTATTTTATCACGCTCTGGTTTTGAGACGACTGATAGCTTAATGGCTAGAAGCTTCTTGACATGGGGCGTGAAGACAAAAGAACCAAAGCAAGGTGATATTGTTGTTCTCGCTCGTGGTAAAGATGGTTGGTCAGGTCACGTAGGATTCTTCGAAGGATTTGAAACCATCGACGGTATCAAGTATGTAAAAGTGTTGGGTGGTAATACTGAAAAAGCAGTGCAAGTTGGATTTTATCCAGTAAGTAAAGTATTGGGGTACAGAACTTACGCATAATATGAGGTGTTGTTATGGATGCAGATTATGATATGACCAAAATACAATATGAATGGGTACGAGATATTCTCTATCGTATAGAACAGGTGATTATCAGTTCTCGATATACAGAAGAAGAAAAGATCGTAGCTATTCGTTGGTTGGTGAAACAAGCATTTAAGGTAGATCGTGATGACTGAGAAAGAAAAGATCAGTGATGTTCCCGATATTGGCGAGCATCACTATTTTTTGTTTAATAAAGAGTTTGATGCTGAGTCGACTGGCGAAGCTATTGAGTTTATCATAGCTCGTAACTTGATGACGCGTAACAGACCAAAATGCATGCGTATGTTGATCAACTCTCCGGGTGGTGAAGTGTCAGGTGCATTTGCACTGATCGACACTATGAAGGGATCTAAGATTCCGGTGCATACGTACGGCCTCGGAGAAATCGCAAGTTGTGGATTGATGACATTTATTGCAGGCGAGAAAGGCAAACGCTTTATAACTCGCAACACTGCAATCCTATCACATCAATATTCGTGGCATTCATCTGGCAAACACAACGAATTGATGGCGACAGTGAAAGAGTTTGAGAATACTCATAAAAGGATCATCGAACACTATCGTCGTTGTACTGGTCTTACAGAAGCACAGATCAAGAAGTATCTGTTGCCTTCACAAGATGTATGGTTGACGGCAGCAGAAGCAGTAAAATATGGTATCGCTGACGAGATAGTGGAGTTTTATTGATGTGGCGTCTATGGGCAAAAGCACTCGGTGAGAAGGCAAGTAAAGATAACAACGAAGCTGACAGCGTTGCACTTATCAGAACTGTAATCATCTTGTCATACCTTATCACCAATGCTTTTATCATAGCAGGTGTAGTGAGACATTGGAATGGATAAGAATAAATACGACTGGGTGTTTTGGGCAGAATGGATTTCAACCGTTGTTCTAATATGCGGTGTGACTCTTACAGCTTTCAATATCTATCCAGCTAACCTATACCTTAACCTTGTAGGTAACTTTGGTTGGGCTATTGTCTCTATAGCTTGGAGAAAGTGGTCGCTCTTAGTAATTCAAGGTGTGGTATCAATCATCTATATTGCGGGCGTGTACTCAACACTATAATGTTAAACGTCAAGACTGAACACTTCTTCGGTTCTCAAGAGCGTTATGATTTGCAGTTGGTGAAAATGACTTTAGATACGACTGATTTGAATGAGAAAGAAGCTGTAGAAAATGGTTGGCTCATCGCTAATGATGAGTGGTACCAGTGTAGGAGTACTCGCATTGATTTGCGAGATTACTTTGATGTCGTTAAACGACCGAAAACTCCAGATGAAGTACAGTTTGTATTTTTATGGGCTAGTCAGCTCGATGATGAAGTCAAAGATCACATACAACGTGTCTATGACGAATTTGTTGCTAAAAAAGGTTTTGATCCACAGTTCAATATCTTCTCCGATTTTGATAAGACCGCTTGGATCATAGTTATGGATGGAGGTGACACAGTAGCGTTTACTAAGATGATATACTATCAAAATGCTGCTGAGAGTCAATTCACCGCTTGGAACTATCACAAACCAAAATTATCACTTGGTAAAGCAATAATCTGGTATGAAGCTATATCAGCTAATACGATGCTTTGTCGTGATGACTATCTCTATCTAGGTCAAGGATATGAGAACGGCAGCATCTATAAGGCAGATCTTCCAGGATTTGAATGGTGGACAGGATCAGAATGGTCTCGTGACGCCGCTGAATATAAAAGATTATGTGCTCGTGACAGCGAAATAAATAGCCTTGAAGATCTATCAAAGGTTTACAATAATGGCTATAGGCAAGAACCCACGACATAAAAGAATTCGCCAAAGAGTTCATATTAACGCGAAGACTCTTAAGTCGATTGAGAGCAATCCTTCGTTTAAAGCCAGACTAGCCAAAGTAAGTGCTATTCCAATTGACAGATCATATGACATTCCATATTTGGCCGGTTATTCCAAGGATGGTAAAAGAGTCTATTTTGACAGACACTTTAATTTTAAGTTTGCTGGTAAAGACATAAGCAAGTACATACGACTACACGAAGTCATAGAGAAGAGCTTATTAGATATATTCAAGTTTAAGTATCAAGAAGCTCACAAGTATGCTACTCACTTTGAGAGACAAGCAGTCGAAGCAGCGGGTATAGATTGGGACAAATACTGTGATCACATAGATCCGTATATCAAAGCAGTTGCTAGAGAACAACTTGTTAAAGTTCCAAAAGATTTAGATCTTGAACCCTATCAAGATGAACACGAGAAGAAGATATTACAGTCTCTGAGCAAGGTAATCAAGGAAGAAGTTGTCAATGAAGTCAAGATCAGTCTTGAGTATCATGATGAACTCAATCAACTTCTATGGAACGGTATAAAGTTAAAGACAGAAGTACGAAATAAGTTGCTAAGCTTTGCGTATTCTTGGGCAGCATTTGCTAAGATACCGAGAGATATGATTCAAGACATATACATGCTCGGAGGAAATGCTAACTATAACTATACACCGCTGTCTGATATAGATGTGCATATCGTTATAGACAGAAATGCATTCGCTAAAGGTGCAAGTAGGGAAATGATCGATGAGTATCTCCAAGATAAGAAGTTACTATGGACACTCACCCATAAAATCAAGATATATGGCATCTCGCTTGAGCCCTACGCCCACCACTCAGAAGACGGATTTGCCAGCCACCAGGGGGTGTATTCCCTCGCCCGTGGTGAGTGGGTACAATTCCCGAATCGTGGAAGCTACGATTTTAAGAACGACAAAGCTCTGAAGAGAAAAGTAATCTTCTATAAAAGATCGATCGATGAGATCATCAAGAATAAGATGGGCACCGACGCGGTCAAAGAATTCAAACGTAAGATTAGAGAGATGCGTGGTGCTGCTATATCTAGAGGCGGCGAGTTTAGTTTCGAGAATCTAGTATTCAAGGAACTAAGAAACAGAGGATACCTAGATAAGCTCAACAAATACGAACAATCGTTGAAAGATCAAGCCCTGAGCTTAAAATAACTGTGTACTTGGGCACATACATAAATTATAATACATCTATTAGTCAAATGTGGAGAATATCATGGATCGTGATTGGGATATGATGAGTGAGCTTGAAAAGATGGCTGCCCTCGACATGGTCGAGTCAGGCTACAACTATGAAGACAAAGCAGACGTCAACGAATACTGGACAGAGATCATCAGCACATGGAAAGAGTAGTAGTTTACAGTAAGGACAATTGTCCGTACTGCACTAGCGCAGTACACCTTCTCAACACACGCAAGATCGCGTTCGAAGAGCAAAAGCTCGGTCTCGACTTTACTCGCGATCAGATCTTGGAACAGTTTCCAACTGCTCGCACGTTTCCCATCATCACGGTCGATGGATTCTACATCGGCGGCTATACACAGCTCGCTGAACGAGTGAATCAAGAGTATAGCGAAACTAAACAACTACTTAACGAGGGTTAATATGCCTACTTACAAGAGAGACGATCTTCTTAAAGATCTTAAATCAAATATCGTTGAAGTTACATTTACAAAGGTTACTGGTGAAGGTCGCGTTATGCGCTGTACGCTTGATCCTAAGTATCTCCCATTCCATGACCCTGCACATATCGAAGAGCAGCACCAGCGCAAAGAAAATCTCAATGTCATCGTAGCTTGGGATGTTGTAGCTACTGGTTGGCGTTCATTCCGTATTGATTCAGTGAGCTACGCTCAGGTCATCGACGCAGAGTACTAAAATGACTAAGTTTGTTATGGTTGAGACTTTGTCTCAGTTTCGTATGCGATATGTAGTAGAATTGCCAGATGATGCACCTAACTACAAAGCTACTGACCTTGTTCTATTTGATACAGAAAATATAAGAGAATTTAGTCAGACTCATCTCGGTGAGATGGATCTGTCTACACGAACTATTACTTCAGAACAGTATTTCGAAATGTTCGATGAAGATAATGATTACCTTAAAGAATGGACAACCGAAAAGAAACTCACACTCATTAACAAACTGGAGACTGAATGACATGGCATATTGGGGCTATCACTTAATCCTTGACTGTGCTGATTGCGACGCACATGCAATCAATGACTACGACACGATCTATAACTTTACTAAGCAGCTCGTCAATGATATTGACATGGTTGCATATGGTGAACCTCAGATCGTAAGCTTTGGCAGCGGTAATAAAGCTGGTTATTCTCTCGTTCAGTTGATCGAGACGTCAAACATCAGCGGTCACTTTGTACCCGATGATCTTGAAGGTGGCAATGCCATGTATCTCGATGTATTCTCTTGCAAGCCATACGACTATAAGGTCGTCATGGATCTCGTAGCTAAATACTTCAAAGCAAAAAGTATTCGTCCAAACTTCTTGACTCGTCAAGCTTGAGGATATTATCATGCACTTTTATGATGATGATCAGTGGGAAGTAAAGTACCACGAAAAAGTTTCTAAAAGAAGGATCGGGTCAATTGTACCTGCTGTCAACTTTAAGATCCGCGTTCGCGACGATCATATCGAAGGACCCAATCCTTATCGTTGGGATGATCTGAACTCGTACGATATCTTTGCAGGAAAACGAGTCATTGTATTCTCGTTACCCGGTGCATTCACGCCGACGTGTTCGACTTATCAACTTCCAGGCTTTGAACGCCTATGGAATGAGTTCTTCGAACTAGGTATCGATCAGATCTATTGCCTTTCAGTTAATGATGCATTCACCATGAATGCTTGGGCGAAGTCACAAAACCTCGAAAAAGTAAAAATCATTCCTGATGGTAACTGCGAGTTCACCAACAAGATGAGCATGAATGTGCAGAAAGAAAATCTTGGTTTTGGTGATCGTTCATGGCGATACGCTATGATTGTTAACAACGGCAAGATCGAAGAGTGGTTTGAAGAACCAGGATTTAGTAATAACTGCGAAGAAGATCCATATGGTGAGACATCGCCTGAAAACCTTCTATCGTACTTGAGAGCAAAAGCTGTTGATAAGGAACGTGGCAAGTGAATCTAATCTTTTCTGACTTTAATCATGAATCAGAGATGGCACAAAAAGCGTTGAAGGCTAAACAAGTGAATGGACCAGATTATTGGCCAAC